CTCTTGGCGCGATCGTCTCCCCTTCCTCGGTAAAGAGGTACGAAGTAAAACAGCTATGGGCGCTTAACCATGAAAAAGACAACAAGACTCACCCCCGAGAAGGAGCAGCAGATTGCTAGCTTTCAGTGGGATCGATACGTAAGAGCACGAGATCACGGCCATCTTGAATATATCTACATGGCCAAGAAGTGCGATGACTTCTATCGAGGTGATCAGTGGGACGAAGACGACGAAGCGATGCTTGAGTCTGAAGGTCGCCCCGCTCTTACTATTAATACGATACTCCCTACTATTAATACGATTCTTGGCGAGCAGTCCACACGCAGAGCGGACGTACAGTTCAAACCGCGAAGAGGCGGCGATCAAGCTGTAGCCGAAGTGCTGACTAAGGTTTACATGCAAATAGCCGACAACAACAAGTTGGATTGGGTCGAACAGCAGGTATTCAGCGACGGATTAATAATGGACGGGCGTGGCTATTTCGATGTCCGTATGGACTTCAGTGATCACGTTGAAGGTGAGATCCGGATAACCGCCAAAGATCCGTTGGACATCCTCATCGATCCAGATGCAAAGGACTACGACCCTAAGACTTGGAACGAAGTGTTCGAAACTAAGTGGATGACCCTCGATGACATCGAGGAGCACTACGGTAAGAAGAAAGCTGAAGAGCTACAGTTTATTGCCGAGAACGGTAACAGTTTTGGTCGGGACTCGATTGAGTATGAAGAGAACCGCTACGGCGACGTTGAACCAGAAGACGACATGTTCGGCGCTACAAATGTTGATGACGATGACTACCGCAACATTAAGTCCCTACGAGTAGTAGAACGCCAGCACAAGAAGATGTCGCGGGTCACTTGCTTTGTAGACCCTAACACTGGCGACCAACGCGAGGCACCTGACGCTTGGAAAGAGTCAAAGGTCAAGAAGTTCGCTAAGCAGTATGGTCTGAGCGTTATTACGAAGCTCAAAAAGAAAGTCCGCTGGACTGTGACATGTGACCAAGTTGTATTGCACGACGATTGGTCTCCATACAACCAGTTTACGATTGTTCCGTTTTTCTCATACTTCCGACGAGGACGCCCGTTCGGAGCTATCCGTAACTTAATCAGCCCACAGGAGCAATTGAACAAGATTGCATCTCAAGAGCTGCATATCGTTAATACTACAGCTAATAGTGGCTGGATGGTTGAGAGCGGCTCGCTGGTAGGTATGACGCCCGATGACCTCGAGGAGCATGGCGCTGAGACCGGCCTAGTACTTGAATACGCTCGCGGCACAACACCACCAACGAAGATCCAACCTAACAGTATCCCTACAGGGCTAGATCGCATTGGCCAGAAAGCTGCGATCAATATCAAAGCTATATCAGGCGTTAATGACTCGATGTTGGGGTCGGACTCTGCGGAAGTGTCTGGCATCGCAATGCGCGAGAAAAGCGCTCGTGGCGCAATCATGATTCAAGTGCCACTAGATAACCTGAAGAAAGCAAGACAGTACCTCGCAGAGAAAGTTCTCAACCTAATCCAGACGTTCTACTCAGAACAGCGGCTTATCCAGATCACTAATGAATCTGATCCAATGAAGCCCCGCGAAGAAATAGTAGTCAACGAGATGACGCCCGAAGGACGGATCGTTAACGATCTCACCATCGGCGAATATGACGTTGTTATATCTACCGCCCCTGCACGCGACAGCTTTGACGAAGTTCAGTTTGCCGAAGCACTTAATCTGCGACAGGTCGGCGTGGCTATTCCCGACGACGCAATCATTGAGTACAGCCACCTCACTAAGAAAGGTGAGCTAGCTAAGCGGATTCGCATGCTAACTGGCATTGAGAAATCGCCAGAGCAACAAGAAGCAGCGGCTATGCAACAGCAGGTCCAGATGAAGCAAGTACAGCTCGAGATCGCGAAGCTGGAAGCTGAAGTTAAGAAGATCTCTTCTGAAGCAGCAGTGAACATCGCCAAAGTACAAGACATAGCTGACGTAGATCCTCAGATCCGCTTGCAAGAACTGCAAACGAAGATGGAGATGAAGATGCAAGAGCTGCAGCTGCGTAGAGAGTTGGCAGATCTCACCAACACCACCCGTACTAACCAATCAGAAACTAATGCAGCAACACGCATAGCAGCTACCGCTATGCAAACGGCTGCGAAGCAAGAAAAAAACAAAACCCCAATAGGAGATTGATATGAGCAAGAAAGAAGAAGCAGTTGAAGATAAAGCAATGGAGTTTGACGTAATGCCTGGAGCCGACAAGGTCGAAGACGATGACGCTCCGCAGTTAGATCTTAATTTTGAAACCCCTGAAGAGGAGCCAGAAGAGGTTGCTGAAGAAGAGGAAGTTGTGGCAGAGGACGAGATCGAAGAACCCACTGCCGAAGAACCCGAGGAAACTGTGGCCGAAGACGAAGGGGGCGAACCCGAAGCACAAGCTGAAGAACCCGTAGCAGAGCAAAAGCCCGCTAAAAAGCCAATGGTGCCAAAAGCCCGTTTAGATGAAGTATTAAACAAGCAGAAAGCACTGCAAAAACAGATCGATGACATGAAAGCGGCTCAGCAGCCTGCTCCGGACGCCCCCGAAGAGTTTGATTTCGCTTCAAAGGAGATGGACTACCAGAACCATTTGTTGGATGGCGACGCAGAAAAGGCCGCTTCAGTGCGCGCAGAGATACGTCAAGCAGAACGCGTTCAGATTGAGTACGAAATGACTCAAAAAATGACCGACACGGTCTCGAACAACCATCAGGCGAACGCTTTGCAGCAAGCTGCGGCCGCTCTCGAGGCAGATTTCCCAGTTTTTGACCAGAAAAGCAGTGCTTATGACGAAGCTCTGACTACTGAAGTTATCGAACTGCGTGATGCCTTCATGGTTCAAGGCGCAAACCCTGTTGCAGCACTCTCGAGGGCAGCGAAATTCGTTATCAACGAGAATAATTTGGTAGATAACAGCGAAACAGGCACGACTTTGGGCGCAACCGACGAAATGTCCAAAAAACGCGCAGAAGTTAACAAGAAGTTGAAAGCAGCTGACGCTCAACCACCCGAAATGGGCGGCGAAGGCGCAGCGACTCGAGGCGAGAAGGCACTCGACCTGTCTAGCATGACCGAAGAAGAGTTCGACGCCCTACCAGAAGCAACGTTAAAACGTCTTAGAGGCGATATTTTATAACGAGGTAACTATGCCAGTTAAAAAAGACCCAAGATTGGCCCGAGCTGGAGTCTCGGGCTTCAATAAGCCAAAAAGGACTCCTAGTCACCCCAAGAAGTCACACATTGTTGTGGCTAAAGAAGGTGACAAGATCAAAACCATCCGTTTTGGCGAACAAGGCGCATCTACTGCAGGCAAACCAAAAGCTGGTGAGTCTGAAAAGATGAAGAAGAAGCGTGCTTCTTTCAAGGCTAGGCACCGCCGTAACATTTCGAAGGGTAAAATGAGCGCGGCCTATTGGGCAAACCGCGTTAAGTGGTGAGACATGAAGACCCGCATCCATGTCAACCAACATAACATCCGCGCTAACAACAAGGGCGCAGACGAGCCCGTACTCACTGTTAAAGACTATAAAGCTAATCGTAAGGTCAATAGAGCAGAGATTGTCACAGCAGGGGGAAAAGTCGTTGCCACAGTTGTGTACAGCCCAGATAAGCCCCTCTCATGTGGCGCTAAAGTCTGGATCGAAACTGATCTTGAGGTAACCGTGTAATGGCCAGAACTGACGAAGCTAAGTGGAAACGTATTGTCGCAGCTGTAAAAGCGGGTTCGAAAGGCGGCAAACCAGGCCAATGGTCAGCCCGCAAAGCCCAACTGGCAACGCAACGCTACAAGAAATCTGGTGGCGGGTACTCTGGAGCCAAAACTAAGGCTCAAAAGTCTTTGTCCAAGTGGACTAAAGAGAAATGGGGTACTAAATCAGGCAAGAACAGTACTCAAGGTAAGAAAGCTACTGGCGAACGGTACTTGCCTAAGAAGGCTCGAGAGGCTTTGAGCAAGAAAGAGTATGCCAAGACCAGTGCTAAGAAGCGTAAAGACACCAAAGCAGGCAAGCAATTCAGTAAACAGCCTAAGAAGATAGCTAAAAAGACAGCCCGTCATAGATAGTGGTTGCATTGTAATATTAGCTGTACTAATATGATTTTTACGTCCATCCCTACGACATGGGGTCGGCCCGTAGCCGTAAAAAACGTACTCCTCGCCTGCAAAGGCGTTAAACCTGCCGAGGTCGCACCTCGTAAATAAGCGCTAGTTCGTTGTCCCACGATACGGGAATACGGATTAGCCGCTCCTTTAAGTCGGCTGATAAGGCGGCGCGTGCCGCATAAATTATTTCGTCAATTTAATAGGAGGCCATCATGGCTTTAACAAATTTCGGTACGCTTACAGGCGACCAACTCCAAACTTGGAGCCGCGACTTCTGGAAAGTAGCTCGCAACCAATCTTTCATCAACCAGTTCGCTGGCACAGGTTCTAACGCTATGGTTCAGCGAGTAACTGAACTTACTAAGAACCAAAAAGGCACTAAAGCTAACATCACTTTGCTAGCTGACATGACTTCTGACGGCATCACCGGTGACAATACTCTGGAAGGCAACGAAGAAGCCCTTCGCGCGTATGACATCACCATTGAGCTGGATCAGCTACGTTTTGCTAACCGCATTGCTGGCCGTATGACCGACCAGAAGACTGTTGTTAACTTCCGTGAGCAATCTCGTGATGCACTTGCTTATGCAATTGCTGACCGTTGTGACCAGTTGGCATTCTTGACTCTGTCAGGTGTTGCTTACAGTCAGAAAAACAATGGTGCTCTTCGTGCGCACGCTGGTTCTGGTAACGCTGGTCACGACCTAGAAGATCTAGAGTTCGCTTCAGACGTTTCTGCTCCAACTGGTGATCGTCACCGTCGTTGGGACGCTACTAGCGGCCTAGTTGCTGGTGACACTACTGCTGTCGCTGATGCTGACAACATTGGATATCGCACAATTGTAGAGTTGAAGGCTTATGCCAAAGACAACTACATCCGTGGTATTCGTGGTGCCGGTAACCAAGAAACTTTCCACATGTTCGTTACTCCTCAGCAGATGGCTGCTCTGAAGTTAGATTCTGACTTCCTAGCTAACGTCCGTAACGCTGGCGTTCGAGGAACTGGCAACAGCCTGTTCTCTGGTTCTGCTTCGTTGATGGTTGACGGTGTGATGATCCATGAGTTCCGTCATGTGTTTAACACTTCTGGCGCTACTACTGGTACTTCCTCTAACGCTGGCGCAGCTGGCTACAAGTGGGGTGCTGACGCTAACGTTGTTGGCGGACGTGCTCTGTTCTGTGGTGCTCAGGCTCTGGCAATGGCTGACATCGGTCTGCCAGAAATGGTTGAAGACACCTTCGACTATGGCAACCAGTCAGGTATTTCTGTAGGCAAGATCTTCGGTCTCCGTAAGCCCAAGTACAACAGCGACGTAAGTGGCTCTGTACAGGACTTCGGTGTTATCGCTCTCGATACTGCCCAGTAAGTAAGACTAACCCTCTCCTCCTTCGGGGGGAGAGGTTTCTTTTATATAGGTATTAATCATGAAGATTGTAAGTAGTGAACCATTACGAGTCACAACCCTTGGTGGTACAGCAGTGTTGTTTGAAGCAGGCGTACCAAGAGAAATCTCTGAAGAGATTGGCTTGCTAGCCATTCAGATGGGCGCAAAAGAATATAACGACAAGTATGTCGAAGAGGAAACAGCTGAGATCGCTGAGTTTGAAGAGGTAGCTGTGCAGGAACCCGCACAGACTGACGCTGAACTAGTCGAAGTTCTTCAAAAACTGATCGAAGAAGCTGACCCCAACATATTTAAGACCGATGGCACTCCAAAAGCTGCCGTCGTTAACAAGATGCTAGGTCGCACAGTAAGAACTGATGAGCGCGAAGCGGCTTGGGAATTAGCACTTAACTCATAGGTATACAGCATGGCAGTAACAGTACAGAGCGTTATCGACCGAGTACAAACCGTACTGCAAGACACGACTGGCGTTCGCTGGCCCGCAACTGCAGAGCTTGTATTGTGGGTAAATGATGCCCAACGAGAGATAGCCCTATTAAAACCTGATGCTAGTGCCGTTAATGCAACGGTTACGCTAACGGATGGCACTAAACAAGACATCCCCAGTACGGGTAACAGACTGCTCAAAGTTGTTCGCAACATGTCAGCTGCTAACAGCGGCACAGGCAAACGATCAATTAGGTTAGTGGGTCGTGACATCTTGGATACTCAGAGCCCCGACTGGCATGACCCTACCGTAACTGGTGATGCTGCTCATACAAATATAGTCAAGCATTACATGTACGACGAGACCAACCCCCGTAACTTTTATGTTTACCCAGGGGTTAGTGGAAACGCTTACATCGAGATTATCTATTCGACCAATCCAGCCACTGTTGGGTTGAGCGACAATCTGGTTTTACCTGACATATTTGCTAACGCTGTTATGAACTATGTGCTCTACATGGCCTACATGAAGGACGCTGAGTACTCTGGCAACCAACAACGTGCTGCTAGCCATTATCAGATATTCACGGCGTCGGTAACGGGGAAAGCGCAAGTCGATCTAGTTACTACCCCGAACCCTGAAATGCGCCCAACCGCTCCAGTGATGGCGTAGGAAATTAGTTTATGGCTAAGACTAGCTACGAAACATTATTCCCAGACATTTTACCGGTCGTACCCGCCTGTCCCGATAGCTTAATTGAGAGAAACATTCGCTCAGCAGTTATCGAGTTTTGCGAGAAGACTGGTATTTACCAAGCGGATCTCGACCCCCTGACAACTGTTGGCGGTATCTATGAGTACGACTTAGAACCGCCCAGCGGCACAGTGGTCCATAAGATTATGAACACAGTGTTTAACGGCACTAATCTGGAAGCCGTATCTCCTGAGTTGCTGGATCAGAGAAAACCAGACTGGCGCAAATCAGATAACGCAGGGACGCCAGAGTATTACGTCAAGCAAGGGCAAGGACTAATTTGGTTAGTGCCGACACCTTCGGCGACTATGGTCTCCAGCACATTCATCAGGGTTCAGTTGAAGCCTACGGCGACATCTACAGCCTGCGACTCAGATCTCATTTCAGAATACCGCGACAGCATTATTAACGGCACTTTGTTCCGGCTGTTGCGTACTCCAGGTCAGGCTTGGACTGATTACACCGGAGCACAAATTTACGGTGCTCTTTTCGCGGAAGGGATTACTAACGCAGAAAGAAAAGCACGTCATGCGGACGAAGGCGTAGCTAGGAAGGTTAATTATGGTGGTGTCACACGAGCGTGGCGAACGAGACGTAGGTACGGACACGGCGGCTAAACCAGTAATCGCATCGATTCGCGAAGAATGGGATTGGGTAAAGCCAGGCGTTGAAGAGATTTTACGAGAGCAACCTAACCTGACGTTTAGGGCTGAAGACGTCTACGCAGCGTGTTTAAACGAAGAGGCTTTTCTTTGGGTGTTCCCAGAGGGGTTTTCAATAAACACAGCAGAGAAAGATGAATACTCGGGTGACCACATATTCTTTTTCTGGCTAGTGTGGGTGAAGAAACGCGGTCAAAGAACGGTACTTGAGAAGTATGTGCCTGTTTTCGCAGAGATAGCCAAAGAGATGGGCTTTAAAAGGATTGAGACTCGAACAAACATTCCAGACTTTGAACGAAGTTTGTTGTCTGTTGGTTGGGAGAGACAATCAGCAACCTATACGAGAGATTTGTAATGTCATTTTTATTCGGATCGAAGCCTAAAAAAGCTGAATACGAGCCGTCAGAAGACGAGAAAACGTCCGCTAGCGTAGCTTTGGCTGAGTACAACAGTTTCAAGAAAAAGTACCAACCCATGCTCTTAGAGATGCGGGATAAGTCGAAGTCAGAAGACCCGACAAACCTTCTTCGCGGCAGGGCAAACGCGGACACCATGCAGGCTCTAACTTCTGAGACTAGCTACGAAGATACGCAAGCAAATAACAAACCTTCCGAAATGTCACAGGGCTTGCAAGGACAGCTGGGCGTAGCAAACCAATCAGGCAAGGATGTCCAAGATAAGCTCGGCGCAAACGTATTAGGTACAGCCAGAGGTCAGGTCGCTGACGCTCAGACAGGTATGGCTAAAGCCTCCAGACTTGCGACTTCCGATGCCTTAACAAGAGCTAAAGGTAAACAAGATGTACGCGCGGCCAAAACTAAGGCTATAGGTCAAGTTGCTGGGGCCGCGATTCAATTAGGCGCAGAGAAAGGCATGTTTGGCGAAGCGCCACAGGCCGCTACTTGGACCAACAAGGAAGGGGTTGCTGAGCCTGTTTTCACACCCGGAAACAAAGGGTCTTTCGGCTATAACCTTGCGTCTTCATTAGCTGGCGGTCGACCGAGGAACTACTAATGACACGAATTGTATCCGAAAGACCTAACGGAGGTTTCAATAACTACAACAGTAGTAATAACCTACCGACCGTTACGGACCCACGCAATACTTACTCAAGCATAACTCGCGATGAGTACCTAAACTTCAAAAGAAATTTTGATGGTTTTGAAAACGACTTGATTGACAGGGCTAAGAATGACACGAGCCTTATTGACGCTGCCAAAGAGGATACTTCAAAAGCATCGTCGCTGATGTCAGCTGTATCAGAACGTAACGCCTCACGTTACGGAGCCGCACTCACCCCAGCTCAACTTCAGCAACAGGAACGAGCGCTTACTAGAGGCACGACTCTCGGTTCAATACAAGCAGTTGGCGACGCCCGTATTGCACAGCAAGAAGCAAATACAGCATTAACGTCAGACTTAATCAATATTGGACAAGGCGTTAATCGGTCTTCGCAATCTCAACTCGGCTCAGCTGCATCCGATGCTCAAGCCCGAGCTAATGCTTACACCCAAGCAAAGGCGTCTGCAAAAGCGCAGACGATGGCGACGGTTGGGAACATAGCCTCAAGCGCAATTATCGCCTACGCAATATTTGCAAGCGACCGCCGCTTAAAGCACAACATTGAGCAAGTCGGCGTTTCAGACAACGGCGTCAATATTTACGAGTTTAGCTACAAAGGCTCAGATGATCGCTATCAAGGCGTAATGGCAGACGAAGTTCCGTGGGCAGTTGTTGAGCGGAGCGTAGGTTACAACATGGTTGACTACAACAAGGTCGACGTTGAGTTCAGAAGAGTTTAGAGGTAGCTATGAGTTTCTTTGAGGGTTTATTTGCAAGTGGCCAACAAGCCAATACGGCGCGGGCATCCAGAGATCGCAATGATCTTTATCGCGACAACCTATTGCTCGACCAAGAGAAACGAGCACAAGAGAATCAAGTAAAAAAGACAAGCGAAATCTACAAAAATGCTAGCGCTGGTAACTACTTAGATAGCAGCAGGCTTGGACTGGGCGCAGGTTTCGAGGAAGCGTTAAAAAAAGGCGATAAAAATGGCATAGACCTTGCCATCACAATGCTTAATGAATCAGACATTGTAGAAGGCGATGGGCGCGTTACAGGACTTACTCGCGACAACGTTAATGGTGGATACCTAATAGATGTAACCAACGCCGACGGTTCGCCTGGAGTGAAGACTGAAAACGGCACTAAAGATCCAGATGATCCGGCCATATTCATCCCCGACAGTAAGATCTTGGATACAGTGAACACAGCGTGGGATTCAAGTGTTATGGCCTATCAGAACGAGATAGGCGTCTCTGTTATGGGAGCGACTGAGAACTTAATCAATGCAAACGCTGGTGCAAACGCTGAGGAAGTAGAGGCTCAGAGAGCTTTGCGCGTACTCACTGGCAAAGTCTTGAATGGATTCCCCAAAGGAGCAGCTAAAACGCAAGCTATGGGCGTTGTTGCCGCCGCTGACACCCCCGAAGAAAAGCTCGAAGTCGTTAACGAGATGGCTAAAGATCAAGGCCTTGAGCCACTCGTACCACCAAAACAAACCGGTGTTGATCTGACAGATGCGCAGAACGAACAAGTAGCACTCCGCCAAGCACAGGCGCAAACCTCTGGCGACGGAAAAATGCTCAAGGGCAACGAAGCGCTGTATAACGCTGTCGAGCAAGTTGAAAGCGGTGGCGATCATAGCGCAGTCAGCCCAGCTGGCGCTCAGGGCGTAATGCAGTTGATGCCAGCTACAGCTAGGAACCCAGGCTTTGGGATCGAAGGCGTTAAAGATGATAGTGAAGCAGAGAACCGCAGAGTTGGCCGAGAGTATCTCGATGCGATGCTCAAGAAGTATAACGGTAACGTTGCGCATGCTTTAGCCGCATACAATCAGGGCCCAAAGGCTACAGACGACTGGATAGCTGCTGGTGCTGACCCAGACAAAATGCCTGGGGGCAAAGAAACTAGAGAGTACGCCGATAAAGTATTCGCTCAAATGGGTGGTAAGCCGCAATCAGGGCCCGTATCCCGCGAAAGCCGCCTAGAAAAAGAATACCCAGAGCCTGATCGAGGTGATGACGAGACTCTTATCGATTATAGCTACGCGGAGATATCAAAAAGAGTTGACGGCTCCCGAGACGCTTTACGTAGAGCATCAACTTTGCAGGCCAGCATCCAAAAAGACCTAGAGATAGCAAATAAACCAGGGCCGAAAGGTCCGGCACAAAACGCTGCTGAAACACGTCTTAAAGCGAACCAAGAAAAGCTAAGAGCTGTTTACGCAGAAGTAGACCAACGACGCGCTGATCGGCAGGAACGAAAAGACGAGCCTCTCAGGAAAAAACTGAAAGCTATCGATGCTCAGTTAGGCCGGAACATTACCGACTCTCGCAGAGAAAGCCTCGAGGCCCGCAGAAAGAAACTCGTAGAAGACGAAGGTTTACTGCCTGAATCAAATGGCACCAAACTTGTCAGAGAAAAACCTGAAGAGGCCAACCAAAAAGCAACGAAGATCGCCTCTTCGAATAATGCGGTTCAACAGCAGTTCGACGACTTTGCCAAAGTATCTGAAGGTAAGACTAACGACGAGTTAGCTGACATGATCATCTCGGGTGAGGTGAATCTTTCTCCGCAGGCTCGCCAACAAGTTGCAGAGAAACTGCAAGCCGAAGGCATACAAACGCTTGAAGACATGCGTCGTTTGAATAACAAAGACCGCGCACTCGCTCTTGCGGCACTTGCCTCTACAGTCAACAGTGGTACTGCTGGATCTAACGCAGGTATGGGCACAGAAGCGGCGGCTCTCCGACAGCAAGTGCTCGGTCTTATGACTCCAGGGATCGGTCAGGCTATAGGTCCAAAAGAATTCGCTGTTATCCAGCAGAGACGCGAAGCAGCTGACAAGACACTAGGTTTACAAGTAAAGAAATTCAATGCCGAACAGAAACAAGCCGCTATTGGGTACGCAGACGATCTAGTAAACGGCGTCGCCGAGATTATGGGTGATGACGAACTTGGTGACCTTGGTGAGCGATCAGACATGGTTTTGCAAAGCGGAATACTGAACACTTTCTGGAACAAGCTGTCGGTTTTTAACGCTAAAGACTACCCCGAAGAGCACAAGATGTTGATGAAGTCGGCGAATATGGTTTTTAGCCAGGTTGCTGCTGGCGAAGCGTCCAAAGAAAAAGGAGGCGCATGGGAAAGCGTGGTCTCTTTATTCCGTATGGATGCTGACGGTAACGTTGGAGCGAGCGATGATTTCTTGAGTCGGGTAATTATGGATGGCAATAGAATTCAATACATAACCCAGCCAACACTAGTCAATGGTCAGTGGCAGTACGATGTACTTGACGAGAGTTTTTCGATTCGAGCGTTGAACAATAAGAATTCAAAAGCTGGAAATTTCTTAAAGAAAGCAGCTCAAGCAAACTCTGAAAGATATGGACGCCCTCAATAGTGGATGAACTTCTCGAGCAGTTTTACGCAAGCAACCTAGACGGGTCTTCAGTTGACGAAGATCAACCTTTAGAGCTTGAAGCCGACAACAGTATGAGCAACGCTTTTAGCGGCGGGCTTACTGCTGGCACCGAAGGCATGGGCGCATCAATCGACTACTTCCAAGCCCTACTTGGCACGGCTGTAGGCGCAGACGAATTCGCGGAAAAAAATGTCCTAGAGGCAGAACGTGCAAACGCAACTGGTCGGGCAGCGTTAGCAGGCGTTGAGGAGTTCGGCGAGTTCCTCGAAGAACCTACCGTTGGTGGCGCATTTACTCAGATCGCAAAAGCTGGCGGTCAAGGCTTACCCTCTCTTCTTTACAGCATCGGCACGCTAGCCACAGGCGGCGTATTGGGCGCGGCTGGTGGAGCACTCGCAAGAACTAGCTCCAAGAAAGCAGCTAAAAGACTAATAGATGACGCCACCCAAAAAGTTTTAGATGGTTCAGCTAACCCACGCGATCTTGAACTGGCTCAGGCGGCTTACGATCTAACCAAGAAAGCAGCGACCAGAAAAGGCGCTAAGTTTGGTAGTTACGCGGGTCTTGCCGCAGGTGAATACCCATCACTAGCGGGCGAGAATTTCTCTGAAGCACTAGGTGCTGGGCAAAACAGAGATCTTGAGACAGCTTTACAGTCTGCTTTAGTAGCCGTGCCTCAAGCGGCGATAGGCGTAGGTACAGAAGTTGCGTTCTTAAAACTCCTCGGGAAGAGCGCGGCTTCACGATCGACTGGCGAAGGATCAGTTTTCGGTCAATTAGCTAGCAACATAGGTCAAAAATTTGGGAGAGGCGCTGGCCTAGAGGGCGCTTCAGAATACGCTCAAACTGAAATTGCTATACAAAATAGACTCAGCTACGACCCTGACTACTCACAAGAAGAGCGAAACCTCCGCCGTATGGAGTCTTTCTTCGCAGGCGCGGTCGTTGGTGGTTTCGCTGGTGGTGCTGGCGGCGCTGTATCCACTCTTTACCAGAACAGAGGCGCTGCCGCTGAGAAAGCCGCTCCTATATTTGAGAAGTCCAAAAAGCTCTGGGAAGACTCAATCGAGCGTCGGCAAAACGACAAGATTGATGAAGAAGAAGCTCAAGGTGCGCAAGCGCCGCAATCAGGGTTTGCTGAAGGACAAGTTGTAACCGTACTGAAAGGTGGGTCTGGCCCAAGATCTGCGGTAGAAGCTGATGATGGGTCTATCCTCACTGAGCGCGAAATTACGCCAGACGAAGTTACCATCGTAAAGGTTAAGAAAGACGATAATGGAGATACCGTCTATTTAGGTAAGACCGAAGATGGTCTAACCATTGCGTGGAGCGACTCGCAGCTAGCCGATGGCAGTTATGTAGTTAATCCTCCGCGAGAGTATATGGAGGCTTTACAAAAAGAACGTGCTGACCTACTAGAACGACGTCGGGCAGAAGGAGAAGACCAACGGTTTCGCGATGAATTTAACGCTCGTATGCAGAGCGAAATGCAGAGCGAAGAAAGATCAGACGACCTGTTTGCGCCTGAGAACCTTCAGCCCGAGCGCACCCCCGAAGAGAAAGCCGTGTGGGAAGCAGACCGCGCTGAGAAAGCAGCTGCTTACCGTAAACAGCTAGAAGAGGCAGAGGTCCAGCGTAAAGCGGCACAGAGAAAGAAACGTCAGGCGCAGGCTAAAAAGAACTTTTCCGCTGACCCAGAAGATGGGCTACTAGCGGCAATCGTCGCTGCTGGGGGTATATCTCGTAGCTCAGTTGAGCGAGACGGGCCTCAAATTACTGATTCGTTCAAGACCGCTCGAGTAAAAGGACGCTCTGTCTTTCGAAAGGAAGGCGGTTTACAGCTTGATGAAATGGTCACAGCGCTGCGTGAATTGGGTTACTACAACTTCCCGCCGGAGGGTCGACCAGACGATTTTGGTGGCAATGATTTACTCGACGACTTAGTTAACGCACTTGCAGACCCCGAAACCCCTTACTTCACAGCTGTTAAGGGGCCAACCGAGCAGAGCCTCGAGGACGCGTACAACGAGTACTACGGCAACGAGCAAGACGACGAGCCAACGCAACGGTCGATGGAGACATTTACTCCTACTGATGCAGAAGGTTTTTCTCAGAAACAGTTGAACCTTGGTGGCCCAACCAACCGGCAACCCGCACCTATTCCTGTCAGCGAGCCTGAGTCTACCCGCCCACAGAAACCAGACCTTGAGCCGAAACGCGAAGAGTTCCGAGCTACGGTTGGTGAGAACCTAACCGCACTAGTTGCAGAAGATCCTGACAACGCGCGTCTTGTAGCCCTTGAGAAGCAGTACCGCGAAGGCGATAACGCGCGTAAAGACGAAATCCTCGGCGTGCTATACGCAGAGAAGCAGGAGTTGCAGAAAACGCGGCCTGACGCTCGCGACGAAGAAGCAACGATGGAAGAAGTACAAGACTACTTCCAAGGTCAGGGCTTTCAAGAGAATGTCGAAACAATTGAGACTAAAGGCTACTCGCGAAAGAAAGACCCCAAGAAGACTTTTAAGAATACCGAAGCCTCTCGAGCCCAGTTTGAAGAAGCGTTCGGCAAGAAAGATTGGAGCGACCCCTTCTACGCTCATATGACTGAATCGTTCTTGAGACGAGCCGCCGAAGCGAAGATGGCAGATGTCACTGCCGAGGGCGACCCGCAGTCTGACTTTAAGATTGTAGCTACTGAAAAAGGCTACGTGCTCGAGAAAACGTCGTTCATTAAAGACCCCGACGCTCTCGATGATCAGTTTGTTCTGAAGACGCTACGCGGCGCTAAACGCAGTCAGTTCGCGGCTGGCTCAGGCGTTGAACTTATCGAGGCTGGTCTTGAGCCAAAAGAAATCAACCTAGTTAATCTGACAGACGCTGGACGTGAGTTGGTTCGACAGCGTGGTAACAGTACTTATCAGGGCGACAAGTTAGCCGAAATGGCGAGACAGGGTCTGCCCGAGTTTATTACTGAGATAACAGAGCTAAACGTTAAGCTGGCAGATGAAGGTAAGCCTACTGTCGACATACGCATACAAGGCAAGTCGATCTTTGATATCACTAGCCAAGACTTGTTAGGCCCAATAGGCGACGTTGTGGCGGCAAGAGCAGACGGTGCCGATGTACAGCTCCGTGATGTGCTAGGCGCTAGAGGTCAGATGGGAGACTCGCGTGTTGAGACAACCGTAGAACAGACCGCCAGTGGCGCTCGGGTTAGAAACACAGTTGTCACGGATCGCAAGTCAGATAATTTCGTTAGCGTAGAATTCACGGATTCGTTCGGAGAGCAGTATTCTGTCCGCCGCGAAAACAACCGTCCTGACGGTAAGCCACTTACACTCGAGACTGCAAAGAAAGAAGTTGCTCGCCTCGAGCGAGATGGTTTCAAACCGGAATTGCGTCTCACGCCTAAGAACAGCGCTTTTGTTGTGACTGCAACGCGACGTGTATCGCGCGGTGATGCCGTAAACGCTCCGACGCTTCGCGAGCGTGACCCGCAGCCTTCCGAACTCGGCTCTAACTTAGCTGGCGCACCTCAGCCCGCTAGCCAAGCCAGAGTTGAGCAGATAATCACAGCTAAACAGACTCAAACCACCAGAGCAAAAGCTGTCGATGAGGCTTTAGCACGCGATCAATTTAATGAAGTAGAAAACGTAGAAGAGTACTTCTACAGCGCCGAAGAAGCTGATGCTTACGCAACTAGGCTGCGCGACACAGAAGGCTTCGATAACGTCACTGTCAAAGATCCTGTCGTAAACGAAGGCGCTAACCGAGACACGGAGCAAGGTCTTGGCGACGAAGTAGCAGGCATGAGCACGTCGAACTACAACAAAGACGGTTTTGATGCTGCTGACCCAGATCTGCCTAAAACACGATTGAATCTGGAGATGAACCCACGACGCGACGTTGATCGCAGCTTGGGCGGGAAGAACAGGCAAACGTATGGACGCCAGACTTATCGCGGCGCTGAATACCCCTTTGGTAGCTTGGGTACGCTAGCGACTGAGTTTGTGACTAAGACGATCGCTAAGATAAAGCCAAAGAAGCCGGTAATCGTTATTGGTCTTTCGCAACTTAAAAAACTTACTCCTGCAAAAATTGCAGAGCAGTTCAACGATCCGCAAGTCGCCGCTATGATCGCGAACGTTGCAGCTGAGTTAGCGAGCAACAACGATAAACGCGGGGAGTATATCGGTTTCACCAATGCTCACGTTGCTTTGGTTGACGATATTAGTGTAGCTAATGACTTGCAGACTGCTTTAATTTCTGCCCACGAAGCGCTGGGGCATGTTCTGTTTAATGAAGAGATTGAAGGCACACTAGCTAACCCTACCTTGAGAAAGAGGCTTGAACGTGACTTTGAGAAAGCGCGCACGGCTCCAGGTGCACCTGCACAGTATCAAACTGAACACGGGTTCGAAGAATGGTTTGCGGATCAGACTGCAATCACAGCTAAGAACATATACATCAGAGATCAGAAGCAGCCCAACGGCGTTGTCGGCAGAACCTTTGCGAAGATAGCTGAGAAGCTAAAAGCTATGTGGGACTCGCTAAGCGCGGAGTTCAAACGCCGATTTGGTAAAGACTCCTACTCAAAGAGCTTTGATGACTACATAGAAAACACCATCATTAAAGAACGAGCGCATTTGCGACAAGTGGCTGGCAAGGCGTCAAGAGAAGTGGCTTACAGCAAAAAATCGCTTGTTCGGGCGATGGAAGAGTCGATCACAAAGAACCCCGATGCCCAGCAAAGCGTTAACTCAATGCTTCGGAACTTTAAAGATCACATTGATGGCACCGCTGCTGGCCACACTATGTTTAAAATGGTGCTACCAGAGGACAACATTCTTCGCGGTATTAGCCCAGTAATAGCCGACATGATGTACGCGCGTTCGAATGCTAAATCTCGGGCCAACAACCAGTTTGGTTATCTCAAGTCGAAAGACCATGTACGCGGACAAGTGTATGACCAACTCGAAAAGATTCTCGGTACAAACTGGGAATCTAAAGAAATCCAAGATGCATTTGAGCTTGCGGCAGACCAAGACAGGAAGACTGAGGCAATGGACGGCAAGGCTCGAGAGATTAGAGACTGGCTAAACAAATTTTACGACGACTACATCGCCAAGACCCCAGGCAATGAGATAGCTAAGCGCGAAGACTATTTCCCCGTTGCGCTAGACTTGGCGGCTATCTTTAACAACGAAACTCGTCGGAAGGTTAATGATGCTACAGATATAACGCACCAGTACTCTGAGATGAGTATGCCTCCAGAGGCTGGGTTTTTGAAAGATGGCGTTGATCCGAACGGTTTTATTGATATCCAAGATCTCAAGACGATTAAAGAACTTACGGATGAAGAGATTGCTAGCTTTCTGAATCAAGATTTCAGAATGGAAAAACCTTTTGGGGAAATGACCCGTGTAGAAAAAGGTGTAATGACGGAGCGCCTTATGCGGGAACGGCTTAGATTAGCCAACCCTGAAATTACATTTACTGAGCTTGTCATCAAGTACAACCCACTTGCTAACGAGGAGACCATTCGCCAAGCGGTAAGCGGTCTTGTCGCAAGACAGCAGAGTATCGTAAATGACGATGAGATTACTTTTGACTCCCAAAACCCACAGAGCGTCGTTGAAAAAGCGCGAGTACTGACACAAAACATACCGCATAGTGAGCTGAAGCCGTTCATTGAAAAGCCAGAAGTGGCATTGATGAAGTACATACGGCACGTAATCACACGTTCTGAATGGAAGCGTAATACCCACGACGCAGACGGCAACGACATGCTTGCGTCTGAGTTGGAAAAGTTACATGAAACGAAGCGTAAAGAAGTGGTCACCACCCTAGAGCGATACCTCGGTTACACAGATAAGCCACTAAACCCAAGACTTTCTAAAGCTATGTCTTGGATGCAACTGTTCAACTGGGTTACGTTGTTGCCGCTAGCTACTATTGGGTCTATCCCAGAGTTTGGTGGTGCTATCGTTAACACTAAAGAGTTCAACGGTTTTGGCATGGCTAAGAACGCCATACTCTCGCGTATCCAGAACCCCGAGCAAGCTATTCAACTCGCTAGAACACTTGGTGTAACCCACAGCACAGTAATGGGTAATCTTGGGCTTACCGAAGCAGATGCCGAGTACTTAGACCCTCGAGTACGTAAATACTCTGACGCGTTCTTTTCGAAGATCGGCTTGGATTACTTCACCCGCTACACCAGAGAGTTTGCGTCTGTAATGAGCGTAGAGTTTTTGACTACTCATGCTAACCCAGAAACTCAGATAGATAGGTCAGAGCGGTACTTAAAGGATCACGGCGTAACAGCTGAGCAAGTAAAGTCTTGGCTCATCGATCAGGTTGATGGTGCTCACTACACCTTTGAGGGTGAAGCCGGAAAAGCGGTGATGGGCGCTATGCAACGCTTTGTAGATAACTCTATGTTGAAGCCGAATGCAGCTGAGCGTACTAGCTGGGGTAACGACCCGAAGTATCAGCTTATCTGGGCGCTAAAGTCATACCTATTCTCGTTCGGTAAAGTAATCCTAGGTGGCGTTAAACGCGAAATGCAGATGCGTTTGGCAGAGGGCGACACTACGCTCGCGAAACTTAGCAGCGTCGGAATGATGGGCCTCCTTACGGCAGCAGCGTTTATGCCGCTTGCAGCGTTGTCTTTGGAATTACGAGAAATTGCGAAAGCAGGTATTGCAGGCGTACTCCCTGGCGTAGAAGCAAACGCCCGTTACTTCCGTTCTGACAGAATGGATATGATGACTTACATGGGTGAGCTATTCGATCGAGGTGGCTTAGCTGGGCCGATGGCTATATTCGGCATGATTGGCAAGAGCGCTGAATGGGGCGAGTCTCAAGGGCTTGGCCCGATCGGACAAACCGCCAAAGCGTTATCGCCTATCTTTGGCCCCACATACGGATTCCTTGTCGACGATATAGCGTTAGGTCTTTACAGCGGTAAAGGCTGGGACGTAGTGCCTGCTCGGATAATCCCTGGATACAGTCTAGTACTTTAGGAGAAATTTATGAGCATATTTACAGCACTACTAGGCCCTGTGGCCGATATTGGCAAAACGTTTTTGGCTAACAAGGCTGCTGAAAAGCAGGCTAAGCACGAAGCTAAAATGAACGTTATCCAGAACGACGCAGACTGGGAAGCGAAGATGGCCGATGCCTCTGGCAGCTCGTGGAAAGATGAGTTTTGGACTATAATATTAGCTGTACCAATATTCATGGTTGGCTACGCAATCATAGCTAACGACATGACAGTTGTAGATCGTGTGCGGCAAGCATTCTCAACGCTGAACGATCTGCCTGAGTGGTATCAGTACTTACTATTTATTGCGATCTCGAGTTCCTTTGGAATCAAGGGCGCATCAAAACTAATGGGAATGCGTAAATGACCGACCCAGAAACTAACCGACGGTTTGACCGCCTTGAAGCAAAGATAGACAAGCTGACCGAGGTGCTGACTAACGTGGCTCGTGTTGAAGAGAAGCTCATTGGTACAGACGCTCGCCTAAAGCGCCACGAGTTCCGCCTCGATGAAGGTGAAAAGAAGCTCGAAGAAGTTGCTGAGCAAGTAGCTACCAATAGTCAGGTCGTGAAGGTTGGCCAAGGACTTGTAGCATCAATATGGGCAGCATTGCTCGGCTTCGTTTTTTACTTATTTAGAGAATAGCAATGACAGACTTTAAGTACTTCAAGATAGAAGATTTCGACTGCCAAGAGACTGGCGAGAATGAAATGCAAGAAGATTTTATTCACGTATTAGATCAGCTGAGAGCGGCATGCGGTTTCCCGTTCTACATAACCAGCGGTTTTAGAAGTAAAAAGCACAGCGTTGAGAAGCGAAAAGCAGAACCAGGCACCCATGCACAGGGTATTGCCGCAGATGTCGCAGTACAAGGTGGCGCTCAACGGCGCGCAATTGTGGCTCATGCATTAGCGATGGGAATGTCTGTTGGTGTCGCAAAGGGCTTCGTACATGTAGATATCAGAAAGACTACTCCGGTCCTTTGGTGCTATTAATTACTAGCATTATATTAGTTCAGCTAATATAATCAGATAACATACAGGTGTAAAAATGGCGTATTCACAAACACTTAACCTTGTTGCAGGTGACACTCTGCCAGAGCTGACTTTTACGCTAAAAGACAGTCAGTCCGCAGCGTCTGGCAAAACGCTAGACGAAAATGACTCCGCCACATGGGCTCCGATTGATATAACAGGCGGCTCGGTAAAACTACGTATACGAGAGCTTGGCAGTACAACCGTGAAGAGCACACTCAACTGCACGGTAACTGATGCCACGAGCGGGAAAGTAGCCACTAACTTCCCCACTGGGACGCTAGATACAGCTGGTACGTTTGAAGGTGAAATTGAAATGACCTTTGCTAACGGCGGTATTCAGACTGTTTATGACTTGTTAAAGCTAAAAGTACGTAGTGATTTTGACTAATGGGTCCGAAGGCTAGCGTTACTTACGTAAAAATTACAGGCAGAGCTGCCTACCAGTTAGCAAAGGGCGAAGTGTCTTACACGGACATGACTGCTACTGAGATTAAGTTGGATGCGTATCCAATAAATCAGTATTTCGACAACCTGTTTAATTTTTCGGATGTAGCAGCGCTCCATACGCAAAAGACCACTTTAGACAGCTTGGGATTCACTGAATCTCAGGCCATTGCGTTAGCTAAAAGCGCAGTTGATAGCGTTGGATTTAGCGACTCAGTCACTTTGCTGGTGACAGTTATACGTGACTTTACCGATTCGTTTGCGGTGACAGACGCATCTGTCTTTACGTTTGACAAAGGTATTAGTGATCAGGTCGCTCTGTCCGAAGTAATAGATCGAGCATTTGATACAAGCAAGACAGACTCTATATCGCTCGGAGATTTATACAGCAGTACTTATGCCAAACCTGCAAGCGACGCGTTTTCGGTGTCTGACTCGTTTAGCCGAGTTGCGAATTTTTCCAGAGGCTTTACCGAAGCGTTCGGTCTGGACGAAGTAGTAAACGTTAGCCCGAACTGGGGCGTCGAGAAAACAAATGTTCTGTCGTTTTCAGACAGTTTTAGTTACGAGATAAGAGCTGGTCACAACGCTGTACTGAACACCTCAGCATTAAACACATTCACACTTAATTCATAGGATAAAACCATGATTAATGAAGCATTAAAACTGACAGGCCATGTAACCGTGGCAATCAACAATGAAGTGGTGCAAGAGATACCCAACCTCGTCGTTACGGCTGGCAAGGGTTACGTTGCGAGCCGCATGAAAGACACCACAGCTGGTGCTATGAGTCACATGGCTACGGGCACAGACAACACAGCGGCAGCCGCAGGTGATACCGCGCTTGGTACGGAGTCTGGACGTGTGGGTTTAACCTCTACCACTGTTAGCAGCAACGTTATTACTTACGTAGCTACGTTCCCAGCTGGCACAGCCACGGCGGCTCTTACTGAAGCAGCGATCCTGAACGCTTCTAGCGGCGGCACAATGTTGTGTAGAACAGTCTTTGCGACAGTCAACAAAGGTTCTTCAGACGCTATGACCGTGACTTGGGCAATAACCGCTTCGTAAGAGAGGTTTCTCATGGCAGTTTTATTTCACAACAATGCGACTACAACGCTGTCGGCGGGTGTTAGCGACTCTGCCACATCTATTACGGTGGCAGATGGGTCAGCGTTTCCAGCGCTTTCTGGTAGCGACTACCTTTATCTGACTCTTGAAGTAGACAGCGACCCGACGCTTAAAGAGATTGTTAAATGTACGGCTCGTAGCAGTAACACGTTGACGGTCGTTAGAGCCCAAGATAACTCTACTGCCCGTACCTTTTCGTCAGGAGATAAGTGTGAGCTTAGGCTTACCGCTGCAGGTTTAAACGATGTTGCAACACAAGCTGATACAGACACTACCTACACAGTGGGCGATGGCGGTCTAACGCAGAACAACTTCACCGATGCGGACCATACCAAGCTCGATGGTATAGAGGCTAGTGCCACTGCTGACCAGACAAATGCCGAGATACGCGCGGCTGTTGAGGCCGCAAGCGACTCAAATGTGTTTACTGATGCAGATCACACGAAGCTCAATAATGCGGGTACACAATCTGTTGTCACTACGGCTCCTACCAGTGCCAGTGGCTTTGCAAACGGACACGTCTGGTATGTAGTGAGCTAAGGGCCAGCCATGTCAATAAAAGTTAACGACAGTGGTACTCTTAAAGAGCCTACCCAAATCTTCGCTAAAGGTGACCAGGGGACGCTTTATGGCGTTAACTATGTGGTTGCCAACAACAACGGTACGTTAGGCACTGTCTGGAATGCTGTTTACGACACAACCAGAGACACCAGTACCATTTTTGGTACAGTTACAGCGTTTGACACTTCGACCAGCTATACAACGACTTATAGTACGAGCATTGGTACAAGCAACGCTACGACTACAGCGTTCAATACGACCACTACTTTTGGTACAAGCAACGCTACGACTACAGCCTTTAACACCACGACTTCTTTTGGCACCGCCAAAGCAACCGCCACGTCGTTCAACACAACGACCACTTACGGTACAAGCAGATCAACTACTACGTCGTTCAATACGTCGTACACTACATCGTTCAATACGGCTATCGTCACGTCGTTTAACACGTCGCGTAGCACGTCGTTTAACACACAGACACACGCACAAAGCTACCCAGCGTACAGCACAAGTTACCGTGTAACACGTATATCTGGCGGCAATATCGCTGGCTCTGGCACCCAATTCTGGTGGTACGGTAGTCAATTAAATTCCACATCTTTAGCAGCCAGCACCACTTATACGACAGGCGGTTTTACATACCAGCGGGGCGCTACACACAGTTCTATTGTTGACGGTTATAGCGTCACGACCACACAGTATCGAATTAAGAGGCTCGCCAGAACCCGCAGCACTTCTCGCACCACTACTTATGGAACCTCTCGCGGAACCACCCGTGGAACCTCTCGCGGAACCTCTCGCGGCACGAGCAAAGCAACCACCACGTACCTCTCCACGTCTCGCGCCACTAGCACCAACAGATCAACTACTACGTCGGTTACTACGTCTCGCGCCACTGGCACCAGCAGATCAACTACTACGTCGTTTAATACGTCGCGGGCTACTGGAACAAGCAGATCAACTACTACGTCGTTCACTACGACTTTTGACACTAACAACACTACCGCGCATGACACAGGGACAAGTAGATCGACTAACACGAATCGGGATACGTCCACGGTGGTTTACGAAAGACTTACAGCAACGGGTAATGAGACCGAAGTAGGCAGTCAAGGCGCTAACAATCGCCGTTATTGGGATGGCTCACAGTGGACGGAAGACTAATGGATGATATAGCTCGAAAATTAGAAAACACGCTTGACGTAATTATGGAGCACTTTTCAGAAACAGAAGACCGTATTTCTGAACTCGAAGAGCAGGTGGCTCAATTGGTAAAAAGACTTGAAGAAACTAGCTGAGAATGACGAGTTTGGTAACCCCGCTGCGCACTTTTTCAAAAGCGGGAATGTACTGAGGAACAGAAAGAGCGACCAGTTAATCGCGATCAAGAAGCTGTTACCTGAGACGTGGAGAGGTACAAAGATCGAATATGACCTTTGGTACAACTTCAGCGACGGCAAGATACATGGCTACGTTTATACGGACTTGCTGACGAAGTTCATTTACCTAAGAGCAGCGAGTATAGAACACGCCTCTCAAACGATGCTGCAAGCTGCAAGCTGCAGAATTAACGCGGTTGGTGAGCGCTGGTTCAATGATATTGCTGAGAACAATGAAGACAAGTACCGACTACGATCGACTGGAGAGCAACATGACTTCGTTATCTTCCTCCCAGGTACGAACATATTAGACAAGGTTACGGACTGGCCTAAAGTCGAAAGAGCAATGGCCCAGGGCGCAAAGCTGAAGTGCCACCCGCTTACGTCGCCAACTGTGTACCAACATTTAGTACATAAGTACGGCGCAGAGAACATTATTGAAAAGAAGAAGAGCGGCAAAGCAATACTAGATCGAGCGGCGATTGTAGGCTGCTGTGAAAACAGTGAGATGGGCATTGTAGCCCTTGCAAAAGGTAAGAAAGTTTACTTATTCGGCAAGCGCGATGAGTGGTGTACGTACACGGCGATTTACAGAGCGTTGGAAACTCAAGGTGTTCTTCGAGCAGACCGCTTGAAAGCGCTTTTAAGTAGCGATAGTTCAGGGCTAATACCATCAAGCGCCGACCGTCATCGGGATAACGTGACTAGTTTTTTTGATCAGTACATAGGAGTTGAGCATGTCGCGCCCAGAAGTTTTAGTAGTCGAGTGCAACAGGCTGGCGTCGTTAACAGTTAACTCTGTAAAAACGAACATGCCTGACTGGGACTGTAAGGTGGTGCCCTACGTTGGAGGGTTTATACCCACAGCCCTGAAGAATCTTACAAAGACAGCGTTAGTCGTGAAGAGCGGGGTTATTTTGGACGTTCAAGATGGGGATATGCCGTCTTGGGAGCTGCTCGATGAGTATGACATTTGTTTAAGCCGTGCGGGGGTATTTAGCGATCACCCTAAACACAGTCAGGCTTATGAGCTTATCGGCAGCAAGATTGGTAGAAACCACTTAGACCTGAACGTGTTCATTATTAACCCAGCACGGTGGACTGACATACCAGCTTCAGATGTGGGGGTGCTACAGACAGCAAAACGTCTTCGCATGCCGAGACACATGAACCATAAAAGCGATGCGCTCATCGCGAATGTTTTGTCAGGAAAGCTGGCGATGGATTACGGAATGCTCGCCGAAAACGCTTCTATTTGTAACTACGTGGATGTGTTTGAAAAAGGTTCAGCCAACGGTAACGAGATGTTTGCCTACGCTTTGGAGAAAGCGTTGCCTTTTGCAGACGAGTTACCCGCTGTTAAAAGCTTGGCAGAGAGAACATTAACCCGCGCTGCAAAGTTACGAGTCGGGTTAGCAAAAACATTATTAGAGGACACAACTAATGAACATTGAGTATGAAGCAAAAATACTAGAGTTATATACGATACCCGAACAAGACGGACGCGAAAACGTAGTCAAAAAAGTGCTGTGGCAGGTAGAGTTTTTTGACGCCGATTTCCGTCGCGCAGTGAACAGCGAAGGTCAAATACTGACATACCTGAACACTGACACTCTGTCTGATTCATTTATCGATTACAGCAGTATCACCCAGCAGCAAGTATTGCAGCTTTGCCTTGATCGCGAAGGCGGGTCGGATTTCTTGGAACATCTACAAGGCGCACACGAAGCTAATTTATCAGCGCAGTACGCTGACCG